GTCTTCGACCAAGATCTTCCAGTCATTCGTCACGCCAGCGACTGCGATGCCGTTCATTGTCGTGAGTTCGCAAAGCGATGACGGAGCCAGCCCAACACTTGCAGGAGCCGACCGCTTGCGGGTCGCCACAGTGACTGTGGACTGCGTGCACTCGTCGCTTGTCTCTGCGGCCAACATTGCAGACCGCGTGCGGGTCGATCTCTACGCGGCGAGTGGAACACTGGCAACCTCAACCAACAGCCCGATGACGATTCAAAGCATCCGCATCGATGGCACAAACATGAATTACGACATGGGCGGCGAAGGCACTGAACTCGGTGCTTTCGTTTGCAGCGTCACTCTGAAAATTTATTACATCGCATCGGCTCCATCTCCAGTTGCGTTAACTGACGGATCGCAGCCATAACAACAAAGGAATACTCACATGGCAATTTCAGTAGCAAACGGTGGAACAACTCTCTCATTAGGAGCCACGCCAACACTCATCGGAGAATTAACCTCTCTCAATTTTTCTGGGTTTGGTTTGTCAGCCGTTGAATCGACAAATCTTGCGGCAACCACAAAGACATTCTTACCGGGCATTATCTCGCCGGGAACAATTTCCTGCGATTTTAATTCTGACGGTGCAAATGGTGGTCAAGACTTGATCAAGTCCACAGTCACCGCACGCACTGCTATTGCGTTTGCAATCGCAAGCGCAGACGCTTCGACATTTAGTGGCTCCGCAATCATCACAGGCTACGACTACAAAGCGGCTGTCGATGGAGTCATCACAGGATCCGTGACTTTGCAAGTCACAGGCGCACTCACCATCACCTAATCGAGAACCCACATGTCAATCAGAGAACAACTACTTGCACTCAAGATTCCAACCGCCACCGTCAAGGTTGCGGGCATTGACGGACTCGTCTCGCTTCGCGGCCTCACGGCTGGCGAGCGTGATCAATGGGAGCAGTATGTGTACTCGGAGCGTGACATCAAGAAGGGCGTGAAGAACATCCGCGCCAGTCTCGTCGTGCGTTGTATTACCGACGAGGCTGGCGTGAGACTGTTCACGGATGCGGAGGTCGCAGAAGTGGGCGCAATGCCTGCAAGCGTGATCGACAAACTGTACGAGCACTGCCAACGACTTTCGGGTCTTGGCGCGAAAGATGCAGAGGAACTTGAGGGAAACTGAGAAGCCGCAGCCTGAGGATGTTCATGTTCACGCTTGCGGCTGAATTGAAAATGACTGTCGCTGAACTAGGAAATCGAATGTCATCAATAGAACTTCAAGAATGGATCGCATATCAGAGCATCACTGGATGCTTGGACTCACGCCAGCGCGGTGACCTTGGCGCGGGCATTGTTGCGTCGACTGTTGCCAACGCGCATCGATCAAGCAATTCAAAGTCGTTCAGCCCGCATGATTTCATGCCGTACTACGAGGCTCCGAAGCAGAACCCGCAGCAAGCACTTGAACAACTCAAACGACAGATGGGAGTCAAGTAATGGGATCTATTAAAGGCAAACTCGAAGTCGATCTCTACGCAAATCCCGACCCGATGATTCAGGGTTTTATGAAGGGCGAGGCGGCCGCGAAGCGGCACAGTGCTGGCATCGCCGGGCAACTTGAGAAGATCAATGCAAAGCAGATGAAGGGAGCGGTGGGTGGTTTGATAGGCGGCTTGGGAACCATCGGCTTAATCGATGCAGGATTGAACGCAGCCAATGAACTTGTCAAAGGTTTTAGAGATGGAAGCATAAAAGGATTTGGTGAGGCTGTGACTGCAATCGGGCAAACCATCGCCACGACACTCGAAGGATTGCCGATCGTCGGATCGGGAGGCAAGTTAATTGCTTCCATGCTTGACGCAGGCGGGTACATGGGCGGCGCAATGGGAGCGGAGCAGGATCAGCAACAGAGTCGAATTGATGCCGCCAATAAACAAAAGGAAGGCGCATCCGCTGCTCAGGCTGCAATGAGAATTGAAGCAGAAAAATTGCAACTTGAAACAGAATTGCAAAAGATTAAAGAAGGAACTTTTTTCATAGAAAAATCTTCCGCAGAATTGGCAAAGCAAGCATTAAGCGATCGCATGATGAACGCTGGCATGTCATTGAACGCTATCTATGAAGCGCAACAATTATACGATCAGGGTTTAGCAGATAAAAAACTAGATGATGATGCGGCTATTGCTGCCGTCACCGCAAAGAATGAACTCGCCTCAGCTCAAAAGACATTGAATGATCTTCAAGATCAGGCGACTCGATCAACAATGTCGGTGCGAGACGCTGAACTTGATCGCTTGGCTTCAATGGCGGGGATGACATCTGAAATGGTTGCGCAAGCAATGGCCGCGTGGGATCTTGTTGAAGCGGGCAAAGCAAACAAAACCCTAGTTGAACAAACACTTGAAGCGCAAAAGACAGCCAATCAAGATTACTCATCAGGCATAGAAGCATCGATCGAATTGAATCGTGCAAAGGCTAACCGCACCGCCAGCGCGACCAGCGTCGACTCCGCGCTCGGGTCGATCAAGTTGCAAGGCGTGACAGACTTCTCAAAATCAAAGGAGATTGAGAAGGCGAAAGAAGCATTGTCCAAAGCGATTGAGACGGCTTCAAATACCAAGGGCACATACGACCAGTTGGTCAAACTCAATCAAGCCATAGGAGCAACGCCATGACAATGGTATGGGAACAGACGAGCCGAACAGGTTCCTACGATCGCGGCAAGTGGACAGGGTCGACGACATTTTTGATTTATGAAAATACAGGTAATTCTCTTACTGTTGATGCAATACGAAACAGTGCTTCTACTGCGGGCACTCTTGATTTCGGCGCGGGCAATGAAACTGCAATGGAAGTATTGATGTCGTTCACAGGTGCGACCTACACGCCAGTGCAGGATGGCTCCGACAAATACTGGACAGGCGTTCATAGTTTTGAAGCGTCTACGACGATTGACGGAGTCGCCGTTGAAGGTCAAGACATCTTGCAAGAAAAACAAGTTGGCTTCACTTCCATCGAAGTCAACGCGCAGGCGAATATTGTCGATGTGTGGCGCACTGGTGCGACGCTGCCATCATCCGATGCAAACATAACTGCTCCGACTCTGATTGATATTGGTGGAAATAAAGTCGACAGCGCGGGCGATCCTATTTCGAGCATCCAAGGCGTGCTGAATATCAGCGTGCGCAATGTCGTCATCGGTCGACCGAACTATTTAGTGTTTGCCAACACAATCGGAAAGAGGAATAGTGCGATTTTTACTTTTGGCGCAAGCGTGACCACATCACAAAATCTAGTTTGCCCAATCGGGACGCTTGTATTCGACGGCGCAACCTCGAGCCGCATAGGCCCGAATCAATACGAGGTCAACTTCTCTTTCACTCTTGACACACAAACATTCCACTTAAAACAAGTTCCACTTCGCAACGGTGACGGCAGCGTGGTTCCCGATCAAGTAACTCCCGCGACTGCCGTGTCGGTCAGCAATCCTTGGCGAGCCGCAAAAGTTTATTACAAGCAGCCATTCCCAAGCACTGATTCTTTTGCAAGTCTCGGCGTGGTGACAACCTAATGAATCTCAAGCCGAACATTGATGGTTCATTCGGCCCATTCTCGCAGCGAGGATTCAAGAAACTCACGGATAAAGTCAACGAGAAAAAACAGAATGACTTGAGTCGCTATGCGCCGCGAGTGCTCAATGTATTCCTCGCCAAGATCACAGCAAATACAACTGTGATTACAAATCGACGCTGGAAATATGCGTGGGAAGAAGCCGAGCAATACACGGACACCGTGCAAAAGTTTCAGACCAAGGGCGGCAGCGCGATCACCAGTGCGACTACGACAATCGGGTTTGCGTACAACACGGTCGAGGCATTGCAGCAGGCAAGCGGAGCCACATACAACGGCCCGGGCTTTCTAAATGCAAATCTCCCGGCTGGCTTCACATTGCAACCGATCGCCACTGGAACGGTCGTTCTGATGCACGCTTCAATTAACGCAACCGACGGATCGCAAGCGTTCTCATTCTGTGTCTCCAACGCCATCGACGGAACCTGTCCATAATGGCTCCTCAGAAGAAGCCATCTTTGACACCGCTTCAGACAACTGTGCTGGTCGGGCAGCTGATCGGCATCTTGATCGGCTTGGGTCTTTATGTGTCGTCAATCGGCGAGAAGAATGCGGTTCTGACACGAATTGCAGAGGACACGAAACAGTTGACCGTGACCGCAGCGGAACTAACCAAAGCCGTCATACGCGGTCAAGCCATAGATGAAAAGCACACTGAAGCGATTGCCGCGTTGGCAATCAAGATCGATGCTCGGATGAACTTAAAATAATGGAGGACATGACATGGATTCATTTCTCGGCACTTTGTGGTGGTCTGCTTTGTGCGTGGTTGGCGGTTGGCTATGTGGCTCGATACTTGGTTTCAACGAAATCAAAGCATGGTTCACAAAGCGATAATCCTCGCCGTGCTCACAGCGGGCTGTTCAGCGACCAAGGAGATCGCCAGCAGCGCAAGCGTCGCATCAAGCGCCGCACACTCAATCTCTGAGCGGAGTGCGTTCATCATTACGCACTCCGCTCAACCCGAGATCGTCGCCGCAGCCGTCACCATTAAAGCAGACGCGGCTGTCGTCTTGCATGAAACAAACCAAATTTCCGTAGCCGTCTCAGGCGTGAAAGACATCGTGCCGTACTGGGCGACGCTATTGCAATGGGGTCTAGGAGCCGTCGTAGCGGTCGCGCTGGTGGTGCTGCTGTGGCAGACAGGAATCGGGACTGCTATCCGTGTCGCCATCGGGTGGATCCCGCGGCGCGTGCAGAGCGAGGCAGACCTAGCGCGGCAAGCCATGTCGAGCGAAGACCCGACGACAGTGCGCGAACTCATCGCCGCCAAGCGGGCTGCGTCGCCGCTGTTCAACGCCGCATTTAAGGAGTCGGCGAAATGAGTTTGATGGGAAAGTGTTGTTGTGGCGGTGGTGGAGGCTGTGATACTGCTCCGACTTGCGCCTGCCTAGCAACATCTATTTCTATTGCTATTCCAGCATGGACATATATAGGTGCTAGTTGTTCTGCGCAAACTGTAGTCGCTCACTTGTGTTGTTTTACTGACGGAGGAAATGATTACCAAGTTTATAGAACAACGCCAATTTTAGTTTATACAGATACATTGTCACTTCCTGGTTGTTCTCCTGATGTTTCGTTACCATACTATTTTGTTATTTATTTTTTAAGAGGATGCAGCACTTGCGGGCCTTGTGAATTTGAAGTTCAAGCCGGTATTGTAAGTAGTTATTATTTTAATGTAAATAATATACCAG